CACCTGCTACCACTATACCAGCTACCACTACACCAGCTACCACTACACCAGCTACCACTACACCAGCTACCACTACACCAGCTACCACTATACCAGCTACCACTACACCAGCTACCACTATACCAGCTACCACTACACCAGCTACCACTACACCAGCTACACAAGCTATAATAACAGAAAGTGATATTCAAAAAGGTTTATCTACTGGTTTGGGGTTTATTGACGACTTATTCAAATCGCCAATCTCCCCAGTACCAATACAATACAATAATATGTTTGATAGTGTTCCTTCTATTTTGACAAATATACAATTGTATTACTGAACACATTTTTTGAATAACTGTATTAACTTCTTCTTGGACTTCTACTTCTTCTTGGTCTTCTTTTTTTTGGACTTTTAATTGCGTTCATTAATAAATTATATTTTAAACTTCATTACAACTCAAATTGTGATATTTTAACATTTGATTTTCAATCATCTCGTTACAATAACAATAGCTTTACCTTCAATTTTAAAAGTAATGAAATTGTTTTTCATTCTAAAGATGAACAATCATGCCCCGAATTTTGTAGCTGTGCTGGATGTGAAAATTACGGAAAATTTGAAACTTCGCTTAATGTTAGTATACCATTTAAAACAGAAACAAAATCTGGAATTATTCAAGCTTTTGAAGAATTGTACGATTATTTAGAAGGATACTACTAAAAGTAAATATAATTTTTTTATTTAATGCGACCGTTTAAGGTGTCAATTTTACAATTCTCTTTTTCAGTTAACAACTTTGTTAAAAAATTCATATCATCTTTTCCATATTCTATTAATCTATATTTTGATATTTTCCACTGTACTACATTTTTGAACAATTCCACATTTTGTTCACCATTTTGATTTTTACTATTGTCATAGAACCTTTTTATTAGATCTTTTTGAGCATAGAAAAATAACATAGTATTTCTATTATTTATAGTTGTATTAAAACCATGATAACTATAAAAATGTGGTGCAAAAAAAGAAACACTATTTCCTTTGAATTTTGATACTTTTACGGGATTTAAATCTCTATCATAAAGTATTGTTCCATTATTTAGTTTATCACATTCAGAAATGTTCTCATCATCATCTTCTGGGATGTAAAAAACAACCGAAACAAATTGTGCCGGTATATCAGTATGAATTTTTTGAAATCTGTTTTTTTCAGTAAATACAAATTGCAAATCATGTTTAAATACAATTTCATCTATAAAATTAGGGGTTAAATAAAATTTTTCCATAATCGATTTTTTTATCTCTGAATCTTCAAAAATATATTTGACAATATTGATTTCATCATCTTCTACATTATTTAAACTTATCTTTTTATTCATAAAATCTGGATTGTCCCAGTTTCTATTTTCTAATTTTGAATTATATTTGTAATATATCATCAGATTTTTAAGTTTTTCATAGAAAGTCTCTGGGAAAATGTTTTCAATATACAAGTTATAAAATGGATATGTATTAATTTCAGTCGATTTGATTCTTTTCAAAACATCCATTTTAATATTTTCTTTCAACATATTGTTTTTTATTTTAATTAAGCAAATATTATATATTAGTTCTTAATTTCAATTTCAATTTTTCTTTATGAAAATTTGTGTCTCTTTTTCACCTAAATATTTAATTTTTTTATGATATGAGTCCATAAATCCAATTATACCTCTTGTAGTTGAAAATACTCCATGCCATCCAAAATCGTCAAAAATTAAAATTCCTCCTGGTTTAAGTTTTCTAAAACTTAAAACGGCATCTTCAAGTACAAAATCTGGCTCATGATTTCCATCTAAATAAATGATATCGAAAAATTCATCTTCAAATTTTGAAATTTCCTTATGAGAAAAACCTCGAATATGCTTAATATTCTTATAAGGCTCAATATTTTTAAGAAATGAAGTATAAATTTGCTGTTGTTTACCTTTATATTCTGGATATTCATCATAATCAATATATGGATCTATGCAGTATAATTCACTTTCAGGATGAGATCCATAATTTTCAGCAACAGAGATAATATTTCCACCATAGAAAGATCCTATTTCTAAATATTTTATAGGTTTATTTCTAAATTCATCTAATGGTAAAATATCGTACCAATTATTACATAATCTATATTTTTCTCCTTCAAACATATTTTTTTTATTTTAAACATGTTTTTTTATATTTATAAAATATAAAAAATGCCAAATAAACCTAAAAATATAGATTTATATAATCGAGTTAAAAACGAAGCAATGAAAAAATTTAAGGTATATCCATCTATTTACGCTAATTCTTGGGTTGTAAAAGAATATAAAAAACGTGGGGGAACTTATATAGGGAAAAAATCGAAATCAAAAGGTCTTTTAAGATGGTACAAAGAAAAATGGATCGATGTTTGTAAGTTACCAAAAATAGTTTCTTGTGGTAGATCTAAATTATCAAAAAATTGGAAAAAGAAATATCCATATTGTAGACCACTATACAAAGTTTCTCCAAAAACACCAAGAAGTGTGAAAGAATTTTCTAAAAGTGAAATTCGAAAAAGGTGTAAATCAAAACGATCAAAACCTTTAAAAAAATTAAGGTGGTGAAGAAATCATAGATCCTGAACGACACACTTCAGTTATAATATTTGAATATCCTGCAAAGACTATATTCGATCTGTATCCATTCGCTGGGAGTACCAATGTTGCAGCTGTCACTTTAACAATAGATCCTGCATTAAGATGTACTGTAACTATTTGATTTTTTAAATTTTCAAATAATATAGTTATAATTGTACCATTAACCGTAGGTATATTTCCGGGAATTTCTGGCGATGTATTGAAATAAAGATATATATTTACTAAAGATGAACCAGATGGGGCTGTAATACTAAATATATTACCTTGTGTTGAATCTACAAAAACATCAGCACCAGAATTTAATGGATTATAGGCAACCGCACCTCCACCAGTATTATATAAAGGAACAGTAACTACGCCAGAAGTTAAATTAGTTGTTGCATGAATAGAATCAGCAGATGTAATATCACCAACAACAGTATTTATATTATTATTTACACTTAGTGAAGAATTAAAGGTAACATTACCATTTGTTTGTAATTTATTTTCAACTAGAACATTTTTAAAAGAAGCATTGTTTGATGTGACATTCGACAAGTTTACTTGAGGTTTTTTAACACCTGAAAAATAATTATTCAAATTTCTATCAGTGTACATTTTTTTTACTTTAATACAATATTTTTTATTTTTTAATAAATTTGTTTTTTTATAACATCTTTTCGTGGTTATAAAAAAATAAGTAATCAAAATATATATATTTTCTACATCAGAATTTCTTTAAACTTTTAGCTTTTTTAATAGACCTTCTTCTTCTAGATTTCTTTAAACTTTTAGGTTTTTTAATAAACTTTCTTCTTCTAGATTTTTTTAAACTTTTAGGTTTTTTATTTCCATCTTTATTTAAAGGTATTGAAAATTTATCATCATTATGAAAATATAGATAATGTTTATCATCATCATTATATAAATATATATTACTTGGATTATTAATATCGTATTTTTCTATACGATCTCCCTTTGGATCAACAATAATTCTATGTATATTATATTGATTATTCGATGAAAGCATGATTAAATTAATACCACAAACCTTCTTTAATAAGTCTGTTATAATATCATATTCTAAAAAAGATGCCCACTTACGATCTTTTCTTATATTATTTTGTATTTCTTCGATCGTTGTTGTATTTTCTAAAGATGTACCAGCATACAGGTCGTTGAAATATTTTTCTAAGTCGGGTGTTTCTTCATCTTTATTATCTTCAATAAGTTGACGACGACCTTCTAAAAATGTTCTAATGTGATTTTCACCGTAGTTAGATACAACTTCTCTTAAATTTTGAATTGATTTTTCTTCATTACGAATATTCTCTCCAAATAATTTAATCATACAATCTCCCATTTTTCTATCTCTTAGACAACGATATGTTGCACTAAATAAACAATTTCCGTCATCTTTTGTTTGTTTCAAATAATTTTCTTTCCAAAAAAGAAATTCTTTTTTCTCTGATTCTAATAGTTTATTTAAATCTATTTTTTTATTTTCGATTGGTTTGTGATTTTCTTTAAAATTATCAAGATCTGATATTTGTCTATTATATTCATTTATTTGAGCTTGCAAAGTCTCTTCAGATTTTTCATAATTTATTGATTTAATTTCATCCACGCCTTCAGAATCATCTAATAATTTACCATTTATTATTGGTCGTCTTAATTTACATTTGTCTATATTTATTGGTTGTTTCTTTTTTATAAAAGGAGAATTATACAATATAATATCTGACCAAATTTTTTCTTTTTTAGTTTCTAGCATTTTAATAGAATCAAGTCGTAAATTTTCATAATCTTCACTTTCAGTTAAAGTTTTATGTAACAGTTCATCATTCTCCATTTTAATTTTATTATAAAATTTATTTAAAAACAAGAAAAAAAAATACATGACATTAAACAGAGACATTATATTAAGTTGTATAATTGAAAGTGATTTTTATTTTGACGTTATAGATGATTTTAAGAATTTATCCAAACATATTTTTAAATATTTAAAATTCACAGCTGAATATTCTATTGAAACTATTATTTTTAAATATTTTTATTTGACTTGGATTGAATGCAGAAAGTATTCATCTATAAAATGGAATTTTTTTTTACATGAAATGAAATCTGTTCCTACTGGTAAATTTAGAAGTAAAGAGGATAATATGTCATGTGACACAATGTTTTTATTAGAAACACATTTTGAAAATACATCTATTTTGAAAAAAGCATATGATCTATTGTTTATAAAAAAAATGGAAAGAATTTATATTTATGAAGCTATTATTATAACTAAATTTTTACAAAAAGTAATACTCAAATATAAATTAAAAAAATTATATCAATGATATCTTAATTCGAAGATAATTTAAACCCATATTATTATATTTTATAATGATTGAATTAGCTTCTTCTATATTTTTTACATCTACGAAAGCCATTCCTCTTGAATCTCCGGTTTGATAATCCTTTGGTATAAAAATTTTATAAATATGGCACCCAGTAGAAGATAATAACTCGTGTATATCAAATTCTTGAATATCCTTACTCAAATTTTGAATCATGATTGTTTTTGTAGTTTTACTAGATTCATTATAAACTTTCTTTTCGTAATATGGTTTTCCGCTACTATCCTTTCCTTTAGTTTCCTTAGTTTCAGGAACATCCAATTTTTTTTCCTTATTTTCTTCTAATGTTGGACAAAGTCTAGTCCAATGATTACTATCGCAATGTCTACATTTCATCATAGCGGATTCATTTTTTTTAGTTTTACTACCTCCTTTTGGTGAAGGGGGCTCCATGAAAACATCCTCTGTTGACCTAAAAGTAACTTTATCATTACCTTCATTTACCGCTTTTCCAAACTTAGTCCAAGTATTCTGACGATTTGTAACAGATTCGTATTTTTTGACGGGTACAGAATAACGTTTTACTGTCTTGATAATTTTAACTTTATCACCTTTATCATTAGTGTTATATTCAATAACTTCATGAATTCCTAAATTTTTAATAAAAGTTGTCATAATTTTATTGTATGTGATTTAAAATAGAGTTTTTGCTTATTTTTTTCAATTTTTCAATTTAAAATTATTAAGAATCAAAATAAAAATGGGAAACGCAGTAAAAAGAAAATTAAATCGTGTAGATGATATTTTTAACTATAAAATGAAAAAAATTAAAACAATATTTTCATGCGATGAACTTTTAGAAAAAAATCGTTTTTTGAATCCTGTGAATTTATTTGAAGTAAATCTCATCAAATCTATTGAAAATAAGTGTTTTACATGTGAACTGAAAAAGGAAATAATAGCAGATTGGTATTTAGATTATCTAATTGGATTTTACTGTCAATACACAACAGATATTGAATTATATATAAATGATATTTTTATTTGCAAACAAACAGTGTATGAAAATTCTTATACAGAATTAAAATGTAATCCAGTTCCAATATACTTCCTATTACAGAATCATGAAATTTTAAAATTTAAAATTTTATGTAATGACTGCGATGTATTTGATTTGATTAATGATGGAGATTTAAATTTTTTAGGATTTTGCAGTTGTTATGAAATTTTAGGACAGGTAAAAGAAAAAAAAGGATTTAAAACTGTATTTTTTTGTTCAAAGGAAAAAAAATTGAAACAGATATTCTATACTAAAAAAGTTTCTTTGAAAATAAGTGATTATGTTCAAAAATCTGAAGAATTTCTTGAAATTCCAATGATATGTGGTTTTACAGAAGAATATAAAAAGTATCTAGCAAAAAAAACATGTGATATTATAAGATATGAACTGTTAATGATAACAATGAACCCAAATAGAATAAAATATTTTTTAACAAATGATGAAAAAAATAGACACAATATTCAATTATCTTAAAAAAAATATGATTTAAATAAAAAAATACTGTAAATAAAAAAAATGTCAAGAGAAAAAGGTATAATTCCTTTACCACAAGGAGGATTAGGAAATCAAATATTTATAAATATCGCAGGATATGTTATGTCCGAATATCTAAACTGTCCATTATATTTATTCAATAATACAAATTGTAATAATTGTCACAGTAATATAGAATATAAAAATAATATTTTCAAAAATCTAGGTACTCATATAAATCAATCTTACTACAATAACGGATCTAATGATTTTACTAATTATTCTCAACACTGTTTAAATCATGATCAAGGATTTGAACCTTGGGATTTTTCATCGGTTAGTCCAGGACTACTTTTACAATCTTATTATCAATATTACGAACCATTAGAATCTAGTGAAAATAAAATACGTTCTATTTTATTGTCAGGTCTAGAAGAATTTAAGGATGAAATTTTAAAAAAATACGATGAGGAAGAGTTAAAACAAAGTGCGTTTTTGCATGTTCGTCGTGGTGATTATGTTACTTTTTCAGATAGACATTTTTTACAGCCTATGAATTATTATAAATATTGTATTGATAAATTAAAAACGAAGTCACCCGTTCAAAAAATATATTTACTATCAGACGATATAGAATGGGTAAAATCTCAAGAATTATTTAATGATAGAACTTTTTTTGAACCATTCGAATTTGAAAATGAATTGACATCATTATCATTCATGACATTATGTAAAGCTGGAGCTATTTGTGCTAATTCAACATTTAGTTGGTGGGGTGCATTTTTAGGATCATATGAAAAAAGAAGTCCAATTTTTGTACCAAGGAAATGGATGCTTACACATTCACAGATAAAACTTTTTCCAAAAGAATGGATAGTGGTAGAAGAAACAGATTTCAGTTAAGATAA